CGACGGATCTCGAACTGCGGATCACGGCACCGCTGCCCGGCGCGGATGGCCCGCCGATCCTGCTGCCGTTCCAACGGCTCTCGTCGATCGTCAACAGCCTCGTCGGCTCTGACGAGGTGACGCTGACGGTCGACGGCTCGTGTTGTGTCGTCCAAGGCGGCAGCGGCACCTGGCGGCTCCCGGTCGAGGACGCAAAAGAATATCCCCCAGGGGACTATGCGGCGTCGAGGTCGATCGCGCGCCTGCCCGCTGACCAGTTCGTTTCGCTCGTCTCCACCGTGAAGGGTGCGACTGACAACGAGAGCAGCCGCTTCGCTCTTGGCGCGGTGCTGATGGAGTTCTCACGCCCGAAGGACAAAGAGGAGCCCTACGGGACGTTGACGTTCGTCGGCACTGACGGCCGGCGGCTCTGCGCTGCGTCGTGCGAGGTCGAGCAAGACTGCGACGATTCGCAGACGCTTGCCCCTCGGGCTGCGGTCGACACGCTCGTCAGGCTCGCTAAGGGGGCCGAGGCGGTGCAATTGGAGACGACGGGCCGCGAGCTCGTTGCCACAGTGGACGGGACGATCGTTCGCTCCAGGCTCATCGAAGGGCGATTCCCACGCTGGCGAGACGTGGAAGTCGATCACGGCGTCACGCCGTCGCTCGTCGTCGCTGGGGCTCTGTCTCACGCCTGCGAAATGGCGAGCATCTGCGCTAGCGAAAGCTCGAAGGGGACGGAATTCGTGTTCACGAAGGACGGGCTTTTCCTGTCGGCCCGATCGTCTGAATACGGCGAGTCGTCGGCGACGTGCGACCTGGTCGAAGTCGGCCACGCCTGCACGGTGAAGCTCGACCCGCGATTCGTCTTGTCGTGGCTTCGCTGCGGAAGCATCGACCCGGCCGAGACGATCACGATCGAGGCGAAGGATGGCGACTCTGCGGTCATCCTGCGAGCCGGTGAAGGCATTCGGACGGTCATCATGCCGCTCGCCAAGGACGCCTGATGGATCGACGCTACTACCACATCACCGAGGGCGAACTGAAACGTCTCTGGGAGTCGCGGATGCTGGCGAAAGAAATCGCCAAGCACTTCAACGTCTCTCGCGAGTTGGTTTACGCCGCTCGGAAGTTTTTCGGATTGCCTGACCGCGATCCGGTTCGAGCAGACGAGGTGCCAGATCCCACGCCCGAAGAGATTCGAGCCCGCAAGCGGGAAGTGCGACGAAAGCACTTCGCCTCGAAGCGGGCAGAAACTGCCGAGTGCTCGCGGATCAAAGCATGGCGGAACGCTTGACGGATTTCGGATGATGGCGAGCGGAAAAAGACCCACCCCCACCCCCTGTGAGGTTCACGGATGAGAAGTTTTTTCCTGGCGGTTGCGATGATTTGCGGCGGCGTTGCCCTGGCTGACCAGTTCGTCGTCACGACGACGATCACGACGGCGCAGGAGGACGCCGAGACGATGGCCCGCACGGGCGTGTTGCGTCACTGCGGACGCTCTGGCGGTCGCAGGGAGGGTATCGGTGTCGGACCGACCCCACAGGCGGCAGAGAGGAACTGCTGCTTCTACGGACGCTACAGGATCGTCGAGAAGGGCGTCGCGTGGTCGCCCGTTAAGCGTGCGTGGTTCGCGGTGATCCGCTACGAGTGACGCATGGGACGCATGAGCCGAAACAAAGGCAAGCGCGGCGAGCGCGAGGCAGCAGCCGAGTTGGGAAACCTTCTCGGCTGCGCCTCACGCCGTGGCGTCCAGTACCAGGGCGGCCCTGACTCGCCCGATGTCGTGCTCGAAGGCGTCAACATCCACGTCGAATGCAAGCGGACGGAGACGCTCAACGTCTACAAGGCGATTGAGCAGGCGAAAAACGACGCCCCCCCCGGTCATGTGCCGGTCGTCTGGCATCGAAGAAATGGGCGGGAGAGCGTGCTGATTGTCGAGACGAGCAGGCTGATGGATTTGGCTCGCGAGATCACGAAGGAGCAGACGCAATGCGATTCGTGACCGTGACGCTCACTGCCGCAGATAACGGCGGACGGCTGACGCTTTACGACGCCAACGGCAGGAAGGTCGGAAGCGTGCCGAGCGATTTGGCACGACAGGCGGACACAACCCGACTCAACGACATTCTGTGGGATCGAAAACTTAATGCGATGTGCATTGTCAACCTCAAGGCAAAAGAGCACGCAGGAAGAGAGTACGGCGATTGGGGAACAAAGATCGACACTTGGATCAAGGCGATTCGACTTCGCCAGATTGACCGAAGACGGCCGAGAGAAGGACGGCGCTACTTTTCGAGTGACAGCCGGCCCGACTGGAAGTCCGCGATCAAGTGTATGCAGTTTGCACACAGAAACAGGCTCAAGCGGAAGCAGCGTCATTCAGCCGATCCTTGGCTCGTCTGGGCTGAGACGTGCTCAAAAAACCACAACAGGAAGGAGCGGAGTCGTGTCGCACAAAGGCGAGAAGAGCGTCCTGAAGGAAGGTCGTGTCTCATCAACCCAACTCAGGCAACTCTTGGAGGACCAATGCTACAGATGTGCATTGACTGGGATGGAGTTGACGCCTCGTCTGTCGTCGCTTGACCACAAGACTCCGATCGAGTCTGGAGGAGCGAATGACATCAGCAACCTGCAAATCGTTCATCCGCTCGCGAACTTTGCAAAGGCGCGGATGACGCAGTCGCAATTCGTGAATATGTGCCACTTGGTAGCGAAAAGCCACGAAAACACAGGCGACGAATCTTGGTATGCGATGCCCCCTAGGGACGGCTCAGAATCAGGGTCCTAACTGGGAAATCGACGGGAAGCCTCCACGGCGAGCCTCCCATTTTTCACACTGTTTTTGACCACTCGGCCGGGTCGGCTTTTCAGTCGCCCTAGAAAACAAGCCTTTTCCGCACGCTGCGGCTGAATCACCGGGCTTTTCAGGCATGGCACGCACCTCCGATCGTTCGCAGCGAGAGAGCCAGGCTCGGAATCGATACGACAAGCAGAAGGCAGACGCTGGGAAGCGTTCGCGTGCGATCACGTCGACCGCCCGTGACATTGGCGAGATTCCGCCGGTCGTGGACGCCAAGCGGCGTGCGGCCTGCGAGCGAAACTTCCGCTCATTCTGCGAGACCTACGGCTCGGAATCGTTCCCGCTGGCATGGTCTGCGGACCACCTGACCGCGATCTCGAAGATCGAGGCCGCCGTACTCAGGGGCGAGCTCTTCGCGTTCGCGATGCCGCGCGGGTCTGGCAAGTCGACCCTGTGTATTTGGGCCTGCTTGTGGTCGGTGCTCTGCGGGCATCGCCCGTTTGTGATGCTCGTCGGTGCTGACCAGGCGATCGCGTGCCAGATGCTCGACGTGATCAAGGTGCATCTCGAAACCAACGACCTGCTCTTGGAGGATTTCCCGGCTGCCTGCTACCCGATTCGGGCTCTGGAGCGAATCAGCCAGCGGGCGAAGGGGCAGACCTACGAGGGCAACCCGACGCAACTGGAATGGACCGCCGACCAGATCACGCTGGCATGGATTCCAGGCGCGCCGTCCGCCGGGGCTGCCGTGCGGGTCGCTGGCATCACGGGCCGCATCCGAGGAGCCCAGCACATTCGCGCCGATGGGAAGACTGTCCGCCCGTCGCTGGTGCTGATCGACGATCCGCAGACCGACGAGTCAGCCGGGTCGCCGTCGCAGTGCGCCACCCGCGAGCGGATCCTCTCCGGTGCGATTCTTGGTCTCGCCGGGCCGGGCGCGAAAATCTCGGGGCTCGCCACGATCACGGTCATTCGTCCAGACGACCTAGCCGACCGCCTGCTCGACCGGGCGAAGCATCCGGCGTGGCAGGGCGAGCGGACGAAGCTCGTCTACGAGTGGCCGACAGCCGAGGACTTGTGGAGCCAGTACGCGGAACTGCGGCGCGAGGGCCAGCGGAACGGGACAGGCACCGGGGCGGCCGACGACCACTACCGGCAGAATCAGGCGGCGATGGATGCCGGGGCTCGCGTGGCGTGGCCCGAGCGGAAGAACGACGACGAGATTACGGCTATTCAGCACGCTTGGAATCTGCGGATCGACCGTGGCGAGTCGGCGTTTCTGGCGGAATATCAGAATCAGCCGATCGCGGACGACATCGCCAGCGACAAGCTCGACAAGCGTTCGCTCGCCTTGCGGGCCACGAACGTCGCGCGCGGCGTCGTGCCGCTCGACCACCAGACGCTCACGGCGTTTGTCGACGTGCAGGAGAAACTCCTCTTCTGGCTTGTGGCTTCGTGGAATCAGTCGTTCGGCGGTCACGTCGTGGCCTACGGCACCTTCCCTGACCAGGCGTCGAGTTTCTTTGAAGCCAAGCACGCGAAGCGGACGCTCGCCCAGGCGGCGAAGGGGGCGGGCTTCGAGGCGTCGCTCCACGCCGGTCTGGAGTCCGTCTCGCAGTTGCTCATGGGCCGCGACTGGAAGCGTGAGGACGGGGCGGCGATGCGGATCTCGCAAATGCTCATTGACGCCAACTGGGGGCAGAGCACCGGGACGATCCGCACCTTCTGCCGGCGGTCAGCGTTTGCGGGGGCGATCCTGCCGAGCCACGGCAAAGGCATCGGCGCGTCGAGCCAGCCGATCGGCGAGAAGAAAAGCCGAGGCGACCGCATCGGGCTCAACTGGAAAGTCGGCCAAATCAGCGAGGGGCAGCGCTCTTGCCTGTACGACACGAACTTCTACAAGACCTTCGTCGCGGCTCGCCTGCGGTTGCAGATGGGCGACCCCGAGGCGATCGCGTTCCACGCTGGGCAGCACGATCTCCTATTCGAGCACCTGACGAGCGAATACCCGGTGAGGACCGAGGCCCGTGGCCGGGTGGTCGATGAGTGGAAGATGGCGGGCCGAGATAACCACTGGCTCGACTGCCTCGTCGGCTCTGCGGTCGCGGCGTCGATTGCGGGCGTCCACCCGATTGCGACTGAGGCTGGCGGGCGGCAGCGTAAGAAGGCGGCGCTTCCCAGCGGGCCCGGCGGGAAAAAGATCATTACGCTCAAGAAGCTCGGAACTTGACAGCGTTGCCATGCTGCGAGGATGCCAAGCATCATCCTCACGACCGTTGACGGCATGGAGCCCCAGGACGCTCTCGCCATCTGCTACCGGCTCACGAAGCCGAATAGCGACTGCAACCTTGAAGTGCGGCGGATTCTCGACGGCAACGGCTCGTCTGATACGCCGATTGCCTTGTGGCACGAGGACGGAGCCTTGCTCGGCTGGGCGTGCTCGCACGTCTGGAACAACCACCAGACGCTAGAGATGTTCACGGGTGAGCGGCACCGTGGGCGCGGCATAGCCACGGCGCTATCGGCGTTTCTCTTGGGTGCTGGCGTGATCGACGGCGCGGAGGAGCTCGCGGTCTTCTCGCCCGTGACGGCCGACATTGCCAGGCGGTTGGGCGTCGTGGAGGTCAGCCTCTACGAGCGTCGTGACGGGGAGTGGTCGCTGGTCTGAGGCTAGACCCCCTACGGTCTACCCCCTGTGTCGGTCTACCGTCGCTGGTATGAGCGACGAAGTATCCAACAAGCTCGCCGAGGCGGCAGTCGGCCCGAAGCGCGTCCGCACAGACGCGGGTGAGGTCGAGGCACACGATCTCGATCAGATCATCGAGGCCGACAAGTACCTCGCCGCCAAGGCTGCGGCGTCATCGACCAACAAGCATCGCGGGCTCCGCTTCAATCGCATCATCCCTCCGGGGACCATCTGAGTGGCGTTTCTCGACCTGTTCCGAGGCAAGCAGACGCCCCGTCCGGCGGTGGTTCCGGTGGTCCGTGCGCGTTACGACGCTGCCGAGAAGGGCGACGACTACAAGCACTGGGCCAACTCCGACGCATTCTCGGCGGACGCTGCCCTGTCGCCGACCGTGCGGCGCACACTGCGCAACCGGGCAAGGTACGAACGCGCAAATAACTCCTACCTCGCTGGCATCTCGTCAACGCTCGCCTGCGACCTCATCGGCACCGGACCCCGGCTGCAACTCGACACGGGCGACGCGGAAGCGGATCGGCTCGTCGAGCGGCTTTTCTTCGACTGGGGCTGGACGATCGACCTGCCCGCCAAGTTGCGGACGATGCGGGAAGCCCTGGTCGTCGACGGCGAAGCGTTCGCGCTCATGGTCACGAATCCCCGGC